AAAGGTTCGGAAAACCGTAGGTTTTCTGATGTTTGCATGTAGACTGCGCGTTCCTTGTTCATAATCCGTTCAGGGGTGCATTTGGTGTCCCGACATTGCATGTATGTTAGTGGCATTGCATAATAAACTGTATTGTATAATATAATGCGTGCATTTCATTTTAGTGCCTCCTAGACTTCGTTTTACGGGACTTCCGGGACTTCTTGGACTTCATCTTTCGCAACGACTTCTTAGACTTGCTTCGCTTCTTACCACCCGCGCGTGGTTGTTCCAAATTCATTTGTCTTAATTTAGGTCCGTATTTATTTGCAAAATATTCGGCTAGGGGTTTGTCTAACAATCCATCATTTATAAATGATTTCAATTTATTCAAATTTCTAATTTTTTCAGATATTTCAAACACGGAATCATAATTCTCAACAGTTTTTCCCTCGTCGTATTTTTTTATTGCAGCATCTAATTCAGGTTCATACCTATGAACCTCTGCACTCGTGATATCTTTCATTTTTTGTTGCATTTCATTAAAATCATCTTCCAATTCGGTTAAAATTTTAGGTTTATCAAAACATGGTAATTTCAAAATTTGATTATAAATACCGCGTGTCTTTTGGTAAAGATCTGCGGCAGCATCCGGGGATGATTCGTTGAATTGAGTGATCAATGAAGCTAAGTTGGCTGTTGCAATTTTTAACTGTTCTTCACATTTGGTTTTGACTTTCGCAGCTTCATCTGCTCTATTGTACTCACGTTGTAAACCGGCTGGGTAGCGTTTTGCTCCACTACGAAATGCATCCACATACGCCAATAAATCAGGACAGGTTTTTTCCATTTGTTGTTTATTATCCTCATACCATTCATCATTCATGATGGAATTAATTTGTTCGCGCATCAATGATCCATATTTATCCTGATTGTGATACATTTCATCATAATAATTTTCTTTCAACATTTCACCAAATGACACTGATGGCTTGTGAAACTGCGTTTTAGGTTCGGACATAATGCAATGCAATTAATGCACTTCAAATAATGCAATTCGTTATACAATTGCATTATATTTTGTGTTATTTGAGAGAATTTCTCTCTTCTTCTACATGTTAAAACGCCTTAAACCTTGAGCACGTTGCCGGGGAAGCCGACGAGGTTGGCACCGATGCCGAAACCGGCGCCGCTGCGGGCAGACACGGCCAGGGTGGGCACGTAGGTGTCCAAAATGCTAAAGGTGGCCGCAGCAACCAGGGCAATCAGGCCGATCTCATCCAGGTTCAGCTTGCGCTGGGGGATGGCGTAAGCGGCAAGGGCGACCAGCGCACCTTCAACCAAGTATTTGATGGCGCGCTTGACCAATTCGCCTAAATCCAGAACACCTCCGATCATTTTGTTTGTGATTTGTTTGTTGATTATATAATTCAACAAGAAAAAAATACTTTATGGAGTTTTATTTTTTTAATTCATCATGCCATTGATTTTATATTAATTTGACATTTGACATTTGACATTTGACATTTGACATTAATATTAATACATTTGTTTAAAAATAGCTTAAAATCAAACCGGAAATATTAAACACGTTACGTTGCACATACATAAACCAATGACCGACAACATTAGAGGCGTGACGCTGCAGAAGTTGCCCGACGGCACCGTGAACCCTAAATACGTGGACTTGCTGGACGAGGACAAGCCCATTGCGGGCCAAAAGTTTGCATGCCTGTCGTTCATTTCACCGGAGCACATCATCAAGCAGCGCGAGCACTTCTTCTTCCAAGCGTTCGTGCAGCACTGGGACATCCACAAATCCACCGACAAGTTCCTACAGTTCCTTAATTTTGTGTCGTATAAGTACGGCGTCAAGTTTGACAAGCTGACCGAGGACTTCCAACAGTTCAAGGAGTCCGAAAAGGAGCTGATCGCAAAGACCGACATTGTGGATGACTACAAGTCGTTCCTGGACCTGAACGAGGAGCGGCTGGACGAGGAGTTCAGCGCCAAGCACGAGTTCCAGACCTCGGTGCGCGGCATCAAGGTGCGCGGTGTGTTTCCGTCGCAGAAGGAGGCCGAGCTGCGCTGCAAGATGCTGCGCGAGGTGGACCCGAACCACGACGTGTTTGTGGGCCCGGTGGGGCTGTGGGTGCCATTCCATCCCGAGGCCTACAAGACCGGGCGCGTGGAGTACATGGAAGACACGCTGAACCAGCTGATGAGCGAGAAGAAGAAGAACGAGGAGCAGGCAAAGACGGAGTTTGACAAGCGCGTGAAGGAGGCCAAGCAGAAGGCGATTGACGATAACAAGGCGCTGGCGGCCAAGAGCGGCAACAAGCTCACGCAGACGCTGAACGAGCAGGGCGAGCTGGTGGGTGTTTCGCAAACTCAGGGGTCCGATTTTGCGGTGGATCCCGAGCCGGCCGACGGGGCAGATCTCAATGCGGCTGACATTCGCAACCAGCTGTTCAATGCCGAGAATGTGGTGCTGCACCCGGACCAGTCGGATCGCGGCCTGTCAAAGCTGACGCACCAACCGACCGCTGCGACTACTGATGTCACTGACGCGACTTCTGTCGCCGATTTTGAAGAGGTGGATTAATGACGTATCGTATATCATGCACGATTTTGTTATTTTGTTAATATGAATTGTGGAATTTCACATTAACAAAATGATTGTAACCCATAAACAATCAATTTGTTCAATTTGCCCAATGTTGTCCTGCAATAAAAAATGGTTGATTGTATGACAATCATTGCATCACATTTACATCACGTATGGAATGTAATACTCTTCCGATTCGGAATATTTTTGCAGCCGTTTTTGTGTGTGACTGTGCCATTTTTGCTTCTGGTGCAGCATTTGCTCTTTTTTCATTTGAGAAGGCTCATGGCAACACCCGCAGTGGTCTTCATTCGCCTGATCCACTTTGGAATTCACGACCCTGGGGTCGTAGTGCAGCTGCCACCTTCCTAATTTGGTAGTGGAAGTGGTTGCATTTGTGGCGGCGGGTTTCAGCATTCTTCGGATGAAATTCATTGGATTGTCTTAGTGCGCGATGTTGTTGTTGTGTGTCATGAATGGTTTTGGATTTGGCATTCAATTTTTAAATCAATATTAAATTTATAAAAATTGATTTAAATTTATTTAAATTCACGATGATAACATGCTATTAAACCTAAACCATGTATTCCGAGATTTTCAACGGCGACTATGCCATCCGGGTTGGCGCAAACCAGGCAGAGAATGACGCGCTCATCAAAAGGGCACCGCAGCACGCCATGTGGTTCCATTTGAAGGACTTCCCCAGTCCGCACGCCGTCGTTGTGAACACGGCAAATGCGGGCGTAATTGATGCCGAGGTGATCCGACGTGCCGCCATGCTGGTTAAACATCGCGCGGCAGTAAACATTCGCGGACTGCGCAGCGTGGGCGTGAATTACTTGACAATAAAACACGTGCAACGCACCGAAACCCCCGGTAAGGTCATCATGACCAAGGCGGCCAAATGCATCCAGGTCTAACGACGACAACTATGCCGGCTTTTATTGAAGTGTTTGCGTTTTTTTCTCATTATGCGCCTTGTCTTTTTTCCACCATCCAATTCATGCAATTGAGGAGCTGATGCAGGAGGAGGAGGCGCCGAAAAAGCGGCAGCTTTTTCAATCATGAGTGTATTCATGTATTTTATAAACTGATCCGTGGTTGGAAAGCGTCCCACGCTTTTAACACATTGGTCCAATGCGTCGGATGATAGATACGCCATAAACATCTTGTGCGCTAAATGTTTCTGGATGGCCCTCAACCAATGCCACCAACTCGTTTTCTAGTTTACTTGCACCACTTGTCATGGGATTGATTTACTTATATTATAATTGTGTATTTTATCATTTTCTCTCGGTTTACAAAATTAAACTTACCAAAATGTGGCAACACATGATGCATGTCATCATGCATTGCATCTTTCTAAACACTTTGATGGATTCTTGCAGATCAAGATTAGAGAGAAATTCAACACGAAATGTAACTACTTCTCACTTCCTATACATTCTCACTTCCTCGGGTACCAGTTTCCATCATGTCCTTGATACCATTGGGACATAACATCAGCTTCTTGTTTTTGGATAGCGGCGCTTGATTGTGTTGTGAATGCTTTCAATGCCGCGATGTCTTTCAATCTTTCGTCTTCAAATGCTTTTACCGATAATGCGACCTTTTTTGGGTCATCTAGAGCGGCAAGTTGTGTAAGCAATTCCGTTCTCTTCTGGCCAAATTCTTGGGCCACATGGTAGGGCACCTGGGCTCCGTGAGCTGTAAGTTTTTCCCATTGTTCAGTCAATGCGTCTAATTCTGCTTTTAATTCCGTTTTCCCTCCGCCTTTTCGGTTATGCGTGCGTCTTCGGTGTCGGGTTGAACGACGACGCCTAAAGTGGCGTTTGCCTTTGCCTTTGCCTTTGCTTCCACTTCGTTTTGAAAACATGGTTATGCACTATACACATACAATAATTTTAGGGTTCTTGAAATTCAGATTAGAGAGAAATTCAATAAAAATAATCACACATACGACGGGGGATTAGTATTCAATTTTTACACACATTGAATCCGAATCCATGATCCAATGCCAGGGGGTTAAAGGGGGGACGCATGTCCCCCATTACAGTAATAATAGTCCGAAATGACCGTCTTGGCTTTGACGCATCGGCTCATTTTTGCGGCGCACACGCCTTCCGACAAGGCCGCGTTTGCAATCGTGGGCCACGAGCCCAGCAGCTGGTGCGTGGTTGCCTCCCTCTTCTCCACTTTTTTGCCAGTCGTTGATGTGCATATTGGGTTGTTGGTCACTGCATTCGTTAATCCATAGTAGTCGTCGCGCAATGAGATGCCATAGTAGCCCTCATTGTTTCCCTGTTCGGTCCACACGGTCGCTTTCAGCGCATGTGGCGATGCATTCAAATACGCCTTCAAATCCTTCATGTCTGCGTCTGTGGATGTTAGCCCAACCGTCGGCTTCCACTTTTGATACTCTTTGAGCAACACCGAATTCAAAATCTTGCCGCAGTCGGAAAATTGGCACCGTTCAAACAAAAACGTCTCCGCATTCGGATTCAATAAAAGCGATGATATATCCGATGCTGGCATTTTTTTGTATTCCACTGTTTTCAGTTTCACGCCAAGGTAGCCGTGCACCCCGCGAATGCGTTTGGCCTTGAAACGCACATCCAAATAGTTCTTCAGCGCATGGAACGTTTCCTTCGTCGGCTTGGTTTGACACCACAGACGGAATCGCCCCTCCATGCTCACTGACGACTCCTCCACGTCGGGGCGCACAATGCACGCCACTTTGATGAATTCGTTGAACTTCTGCGTCAACTCGTCCTCCGGCAGCAGCACATTCTGATAGACGGATTGGTGACCCGCCGCAACCACCTCCAGCTCTTGTTTCTGTTTGGCCACGAGTTCCAGCAATTCGTTTAACTCCAGGGCCTGTTTTGCCACCGTCTTTTGCAATTCGCGGTTCTCGGCTTCCAGCACCTCGTTTCGCTGCATCAGTCGGTTGAAATTGTCAATGCTGTACGTGCGCGAATGAATGATGTCGGCGATGTGTTTCTTCAGTCGCTCAATCGTGAAATACGTGCTGTCGTATGCAATGATTTCGGTCTTGTTTTTGCCGCCCACCTCAATGCTGCGGATGTTGCGCTTGATTTTCGGATACGTCTTGATCAGGTTCTCTATCTCCACCTTGTTTTGCACCCGGAAGGCGGCGACCAGCACGAAATTTTGGTATTTTTTGCGGTGGTCCATTACGCGCGTTGAGAGGTCGTTCGTGTGGCCGAATTTGATGAGCTTCTCGTTTTCGGCGTTCGTGTTGTCAATGGTGCCAAAATAGATGCACTCCGTGTTCAACGGGAACTGGCCCATGATCGCCTGCTCCACGGCGCGCTGCTTTTCTTTCTTCGTGGATTGGATGACGGAGTCTTTTTCTTGAATCACTGCTTGAATTACGGCATTTTTCTGTTCCAATTGCTGTTTGAGTTCATCCGTCTCTTCTTCCACAATTTGGTGCAAAACCTCTTCCATCTTCATGTAATACTCGTGGATTTCCGACGCCTTTTTCGTTTGTGCCTTCAGGCACAGCGACTTGAAACAACGAACGGTGAGCATGATGGTTTGCTTGTTTTGGCCGCCGTTCATTTTTATTTTTGGGGCATCCAACTTAGTAAGATTTTTGTAATCAATGTCAATTTTGAACTGTTTTTCCAACAAGGTCATTGCATTCACCTTTTGTTGAAATCCTAACCATTTCCATACATTGTCCAAATCAACGACGAAATCCATATTTTTGTCATAGTTCAAGTAGCAATAAAAGCTACTCACAAACAACTGTTGCTCAAATCCAGTGAATGATTCCTGAATTTTGGTCAACAGTCTGCCATTGTATTCATGCGACAGTCGAGTGATGGGGTTTTTCTCAATCAGCTCAACGATGTTCAGCTCCTGATGTTGTTGTTGGTGTGGGTGTGTTGCGGGTTCCATGATAGTATGGGTTTATACTATGCATAGGCGGACTTTGTTTAAGTTGTTTTAGGTATGAGTGTTTTTATATTTTGAAAGTGTGTTTTATGAAACCGCTTTAATAAAACTTGCTTCACGATTTGTGAAACAAGATTTAAATAAAAATAATAAAAAAATTGAAATGAACCCAAACATGCATATGAAATGATACGCAATAAAGCACACCATAAAGCATACCACTCCATAATGAACCCATCTCACTTCACCCGAAATTTGGACGAGTTGTTGTCATTGGCAAGACAGAAACATAATCTGGTTCATCATTTGAAAAAAAACTACAGAGAAAATGTGCATTACATTGAGACAAATTCAGCGAACACCCCCAAAACACACGGTGGTCATAATAAAATCACATTCATGCTCACAGAAGAAGCATTTGAGATATTCAAAAATTCATTCAACATGCGAAACCGATACATTGTTGACGTGAGTAAAGAAGTAAAAATTGTCAAATTTGGAATGTGCATTGAAAATCAAACCATCGGTTTCATTGCAAATGCATACAGCAATGTGTTGAATGTCAAACGGCAGTATGTCATAGGTAAGTATCGCGTTGATTTGTATTTTGTTGACCACAAATTGGCTGTGGAGTGCGACGAGAACGGGCACGAAGACAGAGACCCACTTCAAGAGCAAATCAGAGAGAATTACCTGAAAGAGGCGGGGAATAAGCTGATACGATTTAATCCAAATGCACGCGAGTTTGACTTGTCCAACGTGTTGAGAGAAATAAACGCAGTGTTGTTGGCTCCGAAGCCGTTTTGATGTATGAGATGAAATTACGATTAAGTTTGAGATAAAAGTGTTCTTGCGCCAACAAAAGCGCTTTTGTTGCGCCAAAGCAAAATTTCACCATTTGCTCTTTTTTACGTTGATTTTGGGCCCCTTTTTACCCGAGTTTTTGGGGTCATACGTCTCCTCTTCATCATCCGAGTGCAGATCTTTGGAGATTTCCCAGAATTCCTTAGAGCCCAGCTTGAACGGACCGTGTTGTTGCGCCTTGTACCAGAAGATTTGTTCGTGCAGTTTGTTGGATTTCGCATTGTTATTGATCACCAAGCACTCAAAATTCTCGGTGCACTGGTCCATCACCTGGCAGAAGCTCTCAAACGTGGGAAACATGCCCGCGTAGTTCTCCCAGATGCGTTTGCGGTTGGCAATGTAGGGCTCGCGCAGGATAAACACGTAATCAATATTCGTGCGCAAATTGGGCGGAATGCCGAGCGGATATTGCATTGTGATGACTAACATGATCTTCCAATGACGTCCGTTCATGAAGAGGAGGCGCATCATGACGTCCTTGGTCCATTTGTTGTCGTAGAGGCAGTCGTCCAGGACGACGAAGGTGCGGGGGTCAATGGTGGAGCGTTTGTAGGTTTCCACCTCTTTTTTCACTTGTTTGAGGACGGCTTTTTGGCGTTTGAGGATGTTTTCAATGATGGCGGTGTTGTAGGCGTCGTGGATGAAGAGCTTTGGGACGTGGGCTGCGAAGAAGCCGTTGCCGGCTTCGGTGCCGGAGATGACGGTGCCGATGGGGATGTCCTGGTGGTGGAACATGAGGTCCTGGACGAGGAAACTTTTGCCGGTGTCACGGCGGCCGATGAGGACGATGACGGGGCCCTTGTTTTCATCGGGCCTAAAGCTGATGGAGCGCATGTCAAATTTGGAGAGTTCCAGGTTCATTGGTATTAATCAATTGTGGAACAAATTGCTGCACTGATGAGGATGGTGAATTATTTATTTGCACTTATTACACTAGAAATAAATAATATTGGGAAATATTAAACGCATCAGGCACCATGCGCATAAAACACGTTCATGACCACCTAAAACGCATACATCGCATAACTGGAAACGAGTGGGTTCAGCGTTCTTATTACACATTGTTGTATGCGTCGTATGCATTGTATGCGATCGTGCTGTTTGGCATTTCAAGAATGGATCCAACCTATCTCATCACTCTGAACACGGTGTTAAAATATTTAATAATTGCGGTATTGCTGGCGCGTTTCAATCCGTGGATTGAAACCAAGTCGTTCACAGAATTTGATCGCAGCGTGGTGTTTAGCGCAGCGTTCTTTTTGCTGACCACCACGGCCATTACGACCCTGGTCCTAAATGCATTGCATTTGCCGAATGCACATTAACATTTATTGTGTTCATTTGTGTTATTTGACCTTTTTGAATTAGATATTATTGTTATTATTATTATTATAAATTATTTTATGTGTATTGTATAGCAATCGTCATAAAATACAAGCCATTCACAAAATGCCTGATTTGGAGGATTTGGAGCAGGAGCTGGTGAAGCAGGCGGTTAAAAACATTGAAGCCAAGATTGGCGCCAAAAAAACAAACGATCCGAAAATAAAGGACATAATTTCAATAGTGGAGCGCTTCATAAAGAACCGCGAGCTGGTGTGTTACGGCGGCACGGCGATTAACAACATTTTGCCGGAAGAGGCGCAGTTCTACGACAAGAAGACGGAGATCCCGGATTACGATTTTTATTCGCCGAACGCGCTGGAGCACGCGAAGGATTTGGCCGACGAGTTTTACGACAACGGGTACTCCGAAGTGGAGGCCAAGTCGGGCATGCATCACGGCACGTACAAAGTGTTCGTGAATTTCGTGGGCATCGCGGATATCACGCAGTTGGACCCGGTGCTGTTTAAGAACATTCGGGCAGAGGCGATCAAAGTGGACGGCATCCTGTATGCGCCACCGAACCTGCTGCGCATGGGCATGTACTTGGAGCTGTCGCGGCCGGAGGGCGACGTGTCGCGCTGGGAAAAGGTGAGCACGCGGCTGGCGTTATTAAACAAGCACCATCCGCTGAAGGCGGAGAACTGCACTCCCAATGAGCTGATGCTGCCGTTCCAAACACCTAAAAAGGGCCGAGTTCCGTTCAACACGCCCACGGCAGACGAGATTGATCGCCTTCATCCTCAAAACGAGCCGGAGGAAGTGCGCCTGTTTCGTGAGGTGCGCAACTCATTCATAGATGAAGATCTAGTGTTTTTCGGGGGGTATGCCATTTCGCATTATGCGCGGTACTCACCGAAACACGAGAAAGCGATGTTTGCGCAAATTCCGCATTTTGACGTGCTGTCCATGGATCCCGAGACCAGCGCCCGCAAAGTCAAAGAACGGCTTGAAGACCATGATTTTAAGGGCGTGATTGTCACCAAACACTCGGGCATAGGCGAGATTGTGCCGGAGCATTACGAGATTTCGGTGGGCAAAACGCAGGTGGCATTCATTTACAAACCGGTGGCGTGCCACAGCTACAATGTGATTCAAGTGGGCAAAAAACGGGTGCGCATTGCCAGCACGGACACCATGCTGAGCCTGTATTTGGCCATGATTTACACGGACAAACCGTATTACGACGTGGCGCGCATTCTGTGCATGTGCAAGCACTTGTGCGACATTCAGCAGCGCAACCGGCTGAAACAGACGGGACTGCTGCGGCGCTTCGGCATGACGTGCTACGGCAAGCAGGAAACGCTGGACGACATTAAGGCCCAAAAAGCCGAGAAATATCAAGAACTCAAACGTGGAGATCCCGAATACGATGAATGGTTTTTGAAGTATTCGCCAATGGAGTATTTTGACCACACGTATGATGCCAAAAAACATAAGCTGACTGTGAAACGGTCACCCAATGCGCGTCTCAGCCCTAGTCCGTCCAACAACAGTCCCGCAAAGAGCCCCGCAAAAAGCCCCGCAAAAAGCCCCGCAAAAAGCCCCGCAAAAAGCCCAAAAAATACAAGAAAGACAAACAAATCCAAATCCAAAAAATCCAAATCCAAAAAATCCAAATCCAAAAAAACGCTGATAAATAAATTTTTTAAAATAACAATCTAACAATCTAACAATCTAACAATCTAACCCCAACCCCAACCCCAACCCCAATTGCATGATAAAAATAAAATAAAAATAAAATAAACGGTGAAATGAAATAAAATAACATCCAATGGTATAACTGTCATGTTGTCCATGTTGTCCGTTCCGAACCATTGGATAAAATGGGGTATGTTTATGGTGTTAATATACTACATTGCGCGTTACAATTACACACATCAAATGCGATTGGAAGAAGGATATGAAAACTGGTCGGCGTGCGTGGACCAGGGGTATCCGAAAGATTGGTGCATGTTCACGCCGGACCCGATGCAGCCAGCGCCGGGGTACTGCAACTGCGGCGGCAATCGTTATGGCAGTTATCACGTGAATGGCAAGTGCAATTGCTATTTGTACAATCCACAGCTGTTGCCCATGTATGTGGAAAAACAATTTCACGATTTTTTGGCGTAGGAGTGGAACAGTTCGCACGAGTCATCATAACAATTGACATTGTCATTGGTACGGTCATAACATGCGGTGCAGCAAAAACAGCCGAATCCGCCCTCCTCGTAGCACCAGCACACATCACAGTCTAAACTGTCTTGCACCAAGTCGGCGCATTCAAAATCGTTGCATTTAACAGACGTGATGACAAATATGCTTGTTAGAACGGTGATGAGCGGAACAAACGACAGGAAAATCATGGATATATAATATACAATTAATTTTATATTAAATAAATTTAATTATTTTTTAATTATTTTTGATGAAAACAACGTGGGTTCCAATCACGCCTTTTGCGAACTATGCGCTCAGTCCAAAATTGGCGGGCAGCTCCGGAATGGACGTGCCATAATATGATTCAATCTCCTTCAACTTGCGAAAGTCACGACGCGTGACAAAGTTAACGCCGCTGCCCTTGCGACCCCAGCGTCCCGAGCGCCCGATGCGGTGCAAATACGTGTGCACGTCGCGCGGCATGTCAAAGTTGATGACCGTGCTCACCTGCTGAATGTCAATGCCGCGCGCCGTCACGTTGGATGAAATGAGCACGCGATGCGCCCCGCTGCGAAATTCCTGGTACGCCTTGTCGCGCACGTCCTTCTCCATGCCGCTGTGAATACAGCACACGGGAAACCCGTCGTTCATCATTGCCTCTGCCAAATCGCTCACGCGGCGAATGCTGTTGCAGTAAATGATGCACTGCGACACGGAAATGCGCGTGAACAGGTCCTTCAGCGTGGCGTACTTGTCGTGGTCCGTCTCCAACGCCACGTGGAATTGGCTGATGCCCTCCAGCGTCAGCATCTCGCTCTTCACCAGAATGCGCACCGGATCGCGCATGAACTTGTCGGACAGCGAGTGCAGCTCGGGCGGCATGGTGGCGCTGAACAAGCACACCTGCACATTCGTGTTCAGCTGCTGGAAAATATTGTAGATTTGCTCATTGAACCCGGCCGACAGCATTTCGTCGGCTTCATCCAAAACGAGCAGCTGCATTCCGCGCCCCACGGCGGGCTGACGGCGCAGGATGTCGTGCACACGGCCGGGGCAACCGATGAGAACCTGCGGCCCGTTGGCCTTCAAGTCGGCCACGTCGTCCTCCGTGGACGTTCCGCCGATGAGGAGCTGCACGTTGAGCCCGGTCATTTGCGAGCCCAGGTCCTTGATGACGTCGTGAATCTGCTTGGCCAGCTCGCGCGTGGGGGCGATGATGAGCGCCTGCGGCTGCTTCAGGTCCAGCCGCACCCGGTTCAGCGCGCCAGTGGCGAATGCACCGGTCTTGCCGCTGCCCGACTGCGCCTGGGCAATGACGTCTCGGCCGTCAATGATGGACAGAATGGACTTCTGCTGAATGGGGCTGGGCTTCTCAAAGCCGTAGCCGTATATGCCGCGCATGAGCTGCGGGTTCAAATCATGTATGTCTTCCCATGCCTCAAATTCCCGAGGCTGGGGTTGTGTTGTGGTTGTGGTAGGGGGTGCGGTCATTTAATGAGTGTACGCTATTTTAGCATGCAGCGGTGTATTTAAGCCATTTTTTAATTATTTTATTTTATTGGCCCAACCGTTCATGTTGCGCACAATTTTTCTTGAATTTTGCATTTTTGTTGTTCGGACAAAGCAACATGTTGTTGGCTCAACAACGCAGTCAATATTTTATGTTCATTGAGCTGTGGCGCATTGTGCATCCTTAAAAAAATACACCTTTTCCTCCATGCATAAATCTCTCCAATGCATTTCCTGTATTTGTTTTTCATTGTCTTCTCCGACAAACCCAACCCAAACTCCTGCCAATCCACCTTCTTCGTCCCATTCGTTTTTAACCCAGCAATTTGGGTATTTGTCCAACAACCCGCTCAACCATTTAAAATCGGGCCTCCATTTTGTGTACATGTCCACGCAAATGCCACGGTTTCCTCGTTTAATGACGCGGACATGCTCGTTGTGAACGGTTTCATCGTATTCATCATTTTTTTTGTATTGTATTTCATTTGCAATGAGGTCATTCAACTCTTCGGCTGATTTTTCGCACGTTATTGTCAGTTTATTCCAACAGTCGTTGCCCATTTTGCGTGGTGTGCATATGAGTGTCTCTTTGCATTTAAATTGGTTTCTGCACAATTGCATCAATTGTGTTACCCCCCCCCAGCAAACACCGCCAAAAAATGAAAAATAAATAAAAATATTTTAGACGAAATGAATATAAACAAACCACGCGAAATACAACTAGACGCGGCGCACAAATGACACAAACGGACACACGCATTTATAGTATATCCGATTTTGAAACCATAACATGGAACGGATTTGAGTGCGAGTTGCCCCAGCAAACGATAGATTTGATTTCGCGCATAGCAGATCAGGTGGGTGCGCCGTCTTATGTGAAGACGCCCGTGTTTCCAAAACGCGACAAGCCGGATGAAGCGTTGATGGTGCGCAAGAAACCCCGCGCCACCTCCACTGAAATAACGGAAGACGATTGGGAATCCATTCGCAGTTTTCAGGCCACGGAGTTGAAAAAACGGCAAGGCATTGATGCGCACTTGGACGGCATCCGGTCCGATCTGAATAAAATCACGGACAAGACGTATGACGAAGTGTTTGCCGCACTGTGCGCTCGCATTGACGATCTGAAGGACGAACCCGATGCGACGCATTTGATCACGGTGGGTGCTGCCATTTTCAACACGGCCAGTTCCAACCATTTTTTTTCCGCGGTGTATGCGCGCCTGTTTCGCCAGCTGCTGCACAAGTACGACGCGGTGTTTAAGCACGTGTTTCAATCCAATTTTGATCAGTTCATGGCGCTGTTTAAGACCATAGAGCACGCTGATGCGAAGAAGGATTACACGCGGTTTTGCGAAGTGAACAAAACGAATGACAAGCGGCGCGCCATGAGTCTGTTCATCATCAATTTGATGAAGGAGCGGGTTGTCAGCACGATTCAAATCTTGGACATTGTGCAGCAGTTGCAGTCGCTGATTTGGGACAACATGCGACAGTCCGACCGCACCAACGAGGTGGAGGAGCTAACCGAAAACTTGTTCATCATTTTGAAGGACGCGCACCCGTTTCTGAGAATCGGGCACGCCGATGAGTGGACCGCGATTGCGAATGACGTGGAGTGCATCAGTCAATTGAAACCGAAGAACGTGAAATATCCCAGCGCAACCAACAAAACCATTTTCAAGCACATGGACATTATGGATGAATTAAAAAAAACAAAGTAAAAATAATATAATGCAAATGCATAATAATTATAATTAAATCATTTGCATAGCATTTGCACATTCGGACCATGGGTGACAACAATGCGCTGGGTCACATTGCACTATTGCTGAAAACATTGGGCATTGCGTACATATTTTATCTGGACTATGTTACTAAAATTGTTTTACCCAAATTGGCAATCCTGTTGATTACTTTAGGATCGGTTGGAATGAGCAAAGTGGGGCATGAAAGCAATGAAGATCCCATATTTAATTATCATTATCACAATGCAGTGCTAGGGGGCATGGGTGCACTTCTAATTTTTAATAAATACCTTAAATAATTCGGCCCAAACAACACATAAAAACATTTTTATCAGTGTGTTTATGTTTGCAATTTGCAATTTGT